TGCTAAATATAAAAACGAGTTAGCGGTTGATGGCGATTTAAGTTACCTAAACTTGGACTGGACACCAGTGCCAATTATTCCAAAATTTGTAGATGTTGTTGTTAATGGAATGAACGACAGGCTATTTGATGTAAAGGCGTATGCAGAAGATGCAATGTCACAAGCACAGAGAAGTAAGTATCAGGATATGATACAGGGTCAGGCTGCAGCAAAAGATATATTAGAGATTGTTCAAAAAGAAACAGGAGCTGATCCTTTCGTAATGAATCCTGATGACCTTCCTCAAACTGACGAAGAGTTAAACTTATATATGCAACTTAAATATAAGCCTGCTATAGAGATTGCTGAAGAGGAGGCTATTAATACTATTTTCTCAGAAAACCATTATGACGATATTAGAAAAAGAATTGACTACGACTTAACTGTTTTAGGTATTGGATGTTCAAAGCATGAGTTTTTACAGGGTGCAGGTGTTGAGCTTAAATATGTAGACCCTGCAAATATTGTTTACAGTTATACAGAAGACCCACACTTTAAGGATTGTTTCTATTGGGGTGAAATAAAAACACTTCCAATTACTGAGTTAATGAAAATTGATCAGTCTTTAACAAATGATGATTTAGAGGAAATATCTAAGTATTCTCAAAGCTGGTATGACTACTATAATGTTGCCCAGTTTTATGAGAATGATATTTTTTACAGAGACACGGTTACGTTAATGTATTTTAATTATAAGACTACAAAAAAAGTAGTTTACAAAAAAAAGATACTAGAAAATGGAGGGTCAAAGGTTATAGAAAAAGATGACCAATTCAATCCACCTGTAGAGATGATGGAAGAAGGTAGGTTTGAAAAAATGGAAAAAACTATTGATGTTTGGTATGACGGCATTATGGTTATGGGTACAAATATTATTTTAAAGTGGGAGCTTGCTGAAAATATGGTTAGGCCTAAATCAGCACAACAACACGCACTTCCAAATTATGTAGCAACTGCGCCAAGAATGTACAAGGGAGTTATTGAATCTTTGACTAGGCGTATGATTCCTTTTGCTGATTTGATACAGATAACACACCTAAAACTTCAACAAGTTATTTCAAGGGTTGTCCCTGACGGTGTGTACATCGATGCTGATGGATTAAATGAAGTAGACTTAGGAACAGGGAATGCTTATAATCCAGAAGATGCATTAAGATTATATTTCCAAACAGGTTCTGTTATTGGTAGAAGTTATACTCAAGACGGAGACTATAACCAGGGTAAAATTCCTATAAAAGAATTACAGTCGAGTTCTGGTGCAAGTAAAACTCAGATGCTAATTTCGAATTATAATCACTACTTAGGAATGATTAGACAGGTGACAGGATTAAATGAAGCTAGGGATGCTTCCTCTCCAGACCCTAATTCTTTAGTGGGCTTACAAAAGTTAGCAGCACTAAACTCTAATGTTGCGACTAGGCATATACTTGAAGGTTCTTTGTACATCTATAGAAGTTTAGCTGAAGCAATTACCTACAGGGTTGCCGATATATTACAATATGCAGACTTTAAGGATGATTTTGCTAATGCTATAGGTAAGTATAATATTAGTATTCTTAATCAGATAAAAGATTTATACATATATGATTTTGGTATATTTATTGAAATAGCTCCAGATGAAGAACAAAAAGCACAACTAGAAGCGAATATACAAATGGCATTGTCTAAGGGAGATATAAATTTAGAGGATGCTATTGATATACGAGAAATTAAAAACATTAAACTTGCTAACCAATTACTAAAAGTAAAACGTAAAGCATTACAAGAGCAGCAACAACAACAAGCAATGCAAGCTCAGGCAATGCAAGCTCAACAGGCGTTGAAATCTCAAGAGATGAAGCAACAAATCGAAATGCAAAAACAACAGTTCGAGGTAGAAGGAAAGATGAGATTAAAACAAGCTGAGATAGCTTTTGAAATTGAAAAACAAAATAATGAAGCTGTTCTTAAAAGTAAACTAATGGCTGAGGAGTTTAATTATAACTTAAAGTTAAGAGGTATAGAGTCTGAGGCGTTGTCTCAAAGAGAAACGCAAAGAGAAGGGGCAAAATCTAAAAGAATTAGTCAGGCAAATACTGAACAATCAAAATTAATACAGCAAAGAAAAAATAATTTACCTCCAGTAAACTTTGAGTCTAATGAAGATAGTCTTGATGGATTCGATTTAGCTGAGTTTAACCCTAGGTAGTGTATAAAAACCGTATTATTTTTTTCTTATATTTGTAACAATCAAATTTAATTATATGGAACTTAAAGTAAAAGAAGTAAAAGTAGGGGAAGAAAAGTCAGTACAAGAGGTAGAACAAGAGCTTTTAGATAAGCATGAAGAAGGTCTTAATGATGACCGATCTAAAGCTGAAGAGCCTAAAGCTGAAGAGCCTAAAGCTGAATTAAACGAGGAAGATGTTCTTTCGTATATTGGTAAAAGATATAATAAAGAAATTAATTCATTTGATGAGTTAATGAGTCAGCGAGAAACTCAGGAAGAATTACCTGAAGATGTAGCTGCTTACTTTAAATATAAAAAAGACACAGGAAGAGGAATTCAAGACTTTGTAGAGTTACAAAAAGATTTTGATGAATCCAATCCTGATTCTTTACTTAGAGATTATTTACGTGCTACTGAGGATGGTCTTGATGAAGAAGATATAGAAACCTTAATGGATGACTATTCTTTTGATGAAGATTTAGACGAAGAGGGTGACATAAAGAAAATTAAGTTAAAGAAGAAAAAAGCTATTGCTAAAGCAAAAGATTACTTTAAAGAAATGCAAGAGAAGTATAAGCAACCACTTGAGTCAAGGGGAATGCAATCTTCAAATGTATCTGACGAAGAAATGGAAGGCTATAAGCAATACATCGCAGATGCGAAGTCTTATGAAGAAGAGACTGCTAGAAAGAAAGAGTTTTACGACTCTAAGACGTTAGAAGTATTTACGCCTGAGTTCAAAGGTTTTGAATTTAATGTAGGTGAAGAAACAATAACATTTTCTCCAGGTAGTTTAGATGATTTAAAAAAGAGTGCATTAAATCCAGGTAGTTGGGCAACCAAGTATTTAGATGATAGTGGTCTTTTAAAAGATTCTAAAGGTTTTCATAGGAGTGTAGCAATTGCACAGAATCCTGAAAAATTTGCTAAGTTCTTTTATGAGCAAGGCAAGGCTAATGCCACGGAAGATGTAATGCGTAAGACAAAAAATATTAATATGTCGGAACGTAGATCGCCTGAAGTGACAAGCAAGGGAGGAACACAGTTTAAGTCTTTAAACACAGATAGTGGAAGAGGACTTAAAATTAAGAGTATTAAAAGAAAATAATTAATTTAAAAAATAAAAATTATGGCAGGATCAATCCAAGCTACGCCAGGTTTTGATTTGCAACCAAGTTCGCATCAAACACCTTTGGCATCGAATTATATTACTGACTTCAACTTTTTGAATCAGTACTTACCAGACACTTACGAAAAAGAATTCGAAAGATATGGTAACAGAACAATCTCCTCATTCATTAGAATGGTAGGAGCAGAAATGCCTTCTAACTCAGACCTTATCAAATGGGCAGAACAAGGAAGATTACATACTAAGTACGTAGAATGTGGGACTGCGGCTTTAGTTGGAGGAGGAGAAGCAGTTTTCCAAATCAACGACACTTTAAATCCAGCAGGATCTACTGTTCAACCTGGTTCAGGAGCAACTGCTCAAATTGCAATCAGAGTTGGTCAGACTGTTGTTGTTGTAAACAATGACGCTTCAGGTGAGTTTAAAGCTATTGTTATAGCAGTTGACCTTGCAAACAGTCAAGTAACACTAGCGTTTTATGATGCTGCAGGTTATACAGGTGGTTCAGGATTAGGAAATGCTGATGCAAGTATTTTCATTTATGGTTCTGAATTTAAAAAAGGAACAAACGGAATGCAAGGTTCATTAGAGTCTGACGATTTTATTTTCGAAAATTCTCCAATTATCATCAAAGATAAGTATGCAGTATCAGGTTCTGATATGGCTCAAATCGGATGGATTGAGGTTACTACCGAGAATGGAGCTTCAGGTTACTTATGGTACTTAAAGTCGGAGCACGAAACTCGTTTACGTTACGATGACTATTTAGAAACTGCAATGATTGAAGCAGTTCCTGCTGAAGCAGGTTCTGGTGTTGCTGCACAAACAACTTCTGACCAAGTTGGAAACAAGGGGTCTGAAGGTGTATTCTATGTAGTACAGCAAAGAGGTAATGTATGGTCAGGTGGAAATCCTGATGCATTAGTAGACTTTGACTCTATTATTTCTCGTTTAGATAAGCAAGGTGCTATTGAGGAAAATGTAATTTTCTTAAACAGAGACTTTGGCTTTGACATTGACGATATGTTAGCTGCTCAAAATTCTTACGGTGCGGGTGGAACTTCTTATGGTCTTTTTGACAATGATGAGGAGATGGCTCTTAACTTAGGATTCACAGGATTCCGTAGAGGTTATGACTTTTACAAGTCTGACTGGAAATACTTAAACGACCCAACAATGCGTGGTGGAGTTAATGGTACTGGAAGCATCAATGGATTGTTAGTGCCTGCAGGTTCTACAACTGTTTATGACCAAATCCTTGGGAAGAATGCTAAGAGACCTTTCTTACATGTAAGGTACAGAGCTTCAGAAACTGAAGACAGACGTTATAAGACTTGGATTACTGGTTCTGCTGGTGGTGCAAAAACATCTGACTTAGATGCAATGGAAGTAAACTTCTTGAGTGAAAGAGCGGTTTGTACTTTAGGTGCAAACAACTTCTTTATCTTCCAAGACTAAGAATACTAACCAAAGAAAAGGGGGTCTCTTTAAGGAGACTCCTTTTTTATAAATTAAATTAAATTATATCAAATGAAAACTACAGTACAAAGAGTAGACAAGGTCTACAAGTTAACAAGGAATGCAGCACCTTTATCTTTCATGCTTGCAACAAGACACACTAGAAGATTTCCATTACTTTGGGTAGACCCAGAAACAGGAATAAACAGAGAATTAAGATACGCTAGAAACCAGTCCTCACCTTTTGTAGATGAGCAAGATGGTAACGCAATTATAGAACCTGTTGTTTTTGAAGATGGATTTTTAAGGGTTTCTAAAAACAATCAAATTTTACAAAAATTCTTAGATGTTCACCCACACAATGGAATTAAATTTAAGGAATTAGATAATGCAAAAGATGCACAACAAGTTGTAGAAAATATTAACATAGAACTTGATGCAATGATAGAGGCACGTTCTTTATCAATAGCACAACTAGAAACCTTAACAAGAGTATTATTTCAAAAAGACCCATCTAGAATTAGTACAGATGAAATGAGGAGAGATGTTTTAGTTTATGCTAAGAGAGAGCCTCAAGAGTTTATGTCTGTCGTAAACGACCCTGTATTAAAGCTACAGGCAACGGTGCATAAATTCTTTGAAGAAGGTCTTATTAAATATAGAAATAAAAACAAAGAAGTTTGGTTTGCTACAAAGACTAATAAAACAAGACTTTGTACCATTCCTTTTGGAGAAGATCCAATTTATATAGTGTCATCTTATTTCCAATCTGACGATGGAATAGAGGCGTTAAAACATTTAGAAAAAATACTAGACTCGTAATTGCATTAGGGAGCTATACGTGTTTAGTGAAAGTAAGGGGTCTGTTTTTAGACCTCTTTTTTTTTTAACTATCTTTGTGTAAATAATAGTTAGGATGATAAACGACATTAGAAATACAGTTTTAGCTGTGTTAAATAAAAATAATTACGGCTATATATCTCCACAAGATTTCAATCTATATGCACAACAGGCTCAGATGGATTTATTTGAGGACTATTTCTATGCATATAATTACCAAGTAAATAAAGAAAACCAAAGAACTTCAGGAACAGATTATGCAGACATAAAAAAAGGATACGCAGAGGTTATTGATTTTTTTTCAGTAACATCAAACTTGACTCAAAATGGAGGTGCTACAAATAGCTTTTTTTTACCTTCACTTGCAACTACAGGTTCTGATTTTTATTTAATTAATAAAATATTTACAGGAGGTATAGAGCTAGAAAGGGTTAATCAAAGTAAAATATTATTACTTAACTCATCTCCTTTGACTGCTCCATCTACAATGTTTCCTGCGTATACTACTCAAGGAAATATTGCAACAATATACCCTGTGTCGTCTGCAGCACCAACAATTACTTGTCAATACATTCGTTACCCTAAGCCACCTAAATGGACTTATGTGGACTTA